ATGCGATATATTCCTCCCGCGTCGAACAACCGCTCTCATAATACAACACCATTAACTCATCCCGTAATTCCCTCCTCTTATTGTAATATTCCCTATGATATTCTCGTATCCTCTCCTTATTCCTCCTATAATAATCCCTTCGATATTGGCGGAATTTCTCCCTATTCCTCTCGCGATATTCCCTCTTGTATTGCCGGAATTTCTCCTTATTCTTCTTGTAATACTCCCTTCGATATTGCTGTCTTGCCTCCTTATTCCTCTCGCGATATTCCCTCGCATATTGTAGATATCTCTCCCTGTGTTTCTTGTAATATTCCCGTTTATGTTGCCGTCTTGCTTCCTTATTATTCATATGTTTTTATCGGAATGTTAAAGGGTCAGGGAGTGCTGCTGGAGAATTGATATACCGTAATCCTAATGCGATATCCCTTTCCGTATATCCCTCGTTCTTCAACAATGCGATATATTCCTCCCGCGTCGAACAACCGCTCTCATAATACAACACCATTAACTCATCCCGTAATTCCCTCCTCTTATTGTAATATTCCCTATGATATTCTCGTATCCTCTCCTTATTCCTCCTGCAATAATCCCTTCGATATTGGCGTTTGGTCTCCTTGTTCTTCTCGCGGTATTCCCTCGCATATTTCTCCTTATTCCTCCTGTAATAATCCTTTTTATATCGCTGTAACTTCTCCTTGTTCTTCTCGCGGTATTCCTTCTGATATTGCCGTCTTGCCTCCTTATTCCTCTCGCGATATTCCTTCTGATATTGCCGTCTTGCCTCCTTATTCCTCTCGCGATATTCCTTCTGATATTGCCGTGTTCTCTCCTTGTACCTCTCTCGATACTCCTTATAATGTTCCCTAAAGTATTGCCGTCTTGCCTCCCTATTTTTCTTGTAATATTCCCTATGATATTCTCGTATCCTCTCCCTGTGCTTATTGCGATATTCTTTTGTTTTTTGTAGTAAATTCTCCCTATTCATCTTGTAATACTCCCTACGATATTGCTGTAACTTCTCCTTATTCTTCTTACGATATTCCCTCTGATATTGAAGTATAGCCTCATTATTCCTCTTGTAATATTTCTTAAGGTAAGCACGGCGGTCCCTACGAGGTTTTATAACAGAGACATAATATTGACGCTCCTTTTTTTTTACATCAGGTCGCAAGCGATATTGTCGTTGATATTGTCTTTTTTGTACGATTCTGGAACTGTCCTTTTTTATTTTTTCATAATAATATTTTTTATAATATCCCCTCTTTATCACCCTTGCTCCAGGTTTGCTCATAAAATTCGCATTTTTACATTTTTTCGAACAAAAAATATGCCAACGCCCCGCGCAGATAAAATCTGCACCACAGAGGCGACATCGCCGAGAAGAACCCACAACATTCGCAACCTCTCTTGCTTTAGATGCGATCGATTTTGTTGTTCGCGTCGGGAAGAACTGCTGCAGTTCTTTTATTGTAAGTTCAGGGTGCTGCTTTATAATATTAATCTCATCCTCTGACCATCGAGGCATTTTGACCGTTGTTTTTTGCTCTTACCGATTTTTTTCACATATCAGCAAGCAACTCTTCTACAGAACTGACCTTTTTAACTCTACCTTCTTTTATGTCTCGGTCGCTTTTACGAAGGGCGTCCATCGTCTTTGGGTCTCTCATAATTTCTAATGTGTCTCGATATTCCTCTCTCGCCAGATGCACCACATTGTCTGCTTTCTCGAGTTCATTCATACATTACAAAAAAAAAAACCAGTATAAAAACTTTCAAAAGGCGACTACGAACCCTCAGCCTCCTCTATTTTCCCCTCTTTCTCTAACTCGCCCACAACCTCAACGACTTGCTCTAAATCTAACCTCTGCCTCTCCGCAATATCGAAGAACGAGAAACAAGAAAGAATAAAAAAGGGGAAATGGTCTTCGGTTTGCCACCCCTGACCATTCTCACCCCCTGTATTCCAGAGAACTCAAAGGAGGTCTCCAATGAATATTAAGGAAGAGCAAGATAAAAAGGTTGTCGGTTTTTTCACCGATCAACCACAGCTGCAATTCTATTTAGGGCAGGGGTTACGATTAATTCCGCTTGTTAAAAATCCAAGACCTCTCTCTTCGCCTGCTCTCTCGAGATATTGCAGAGAATAATAACCTCTTCCTCCTCTACCCCACCTCCAGTTTCTTATTCCTGACGTCTATTCTTTCTTTTAATCCGCTCGTCATCACGCTCCTCCGATTCATATACTACATTATATGCATAATCTGCAGCAGCGGGATAAGGCATCCCTTCTAATATCCTCTCTCTCCTGATTTCGAGATACTTCTCCAAATCGCTCTTATTGTTCATAATATTACTTTCCCCCGCTTGTTTCTCCGTTTCTTTTGTAAATTAATCTCCATCTTCTTTTCTATCTCATTATCCAGTCGCTCCTGCCCCTTAATATCAAGCATTTGCGCCAGGACACGCAGCGTTATTACAACATCCGCAGCTTCTTCAAATATTCCCACCGCATCTGCATCCTTCCCTTCTAGGAATTCCCAAATCTCGTGGTCTAGTTCCCCCGTCTCTTCCATCCAAACCTCTCTCTGCGCTAGTATATCCACTAATTTGTTTTGCTCAACAAACTTTATTATTTTCTTTTTCGTTTTTATGTCCATTTTCCCCGTGATAAACCCCTCTATTATCTAAACAGATTTTTAGTCTTCTTTTCAGCTCGCGGGCACTCTCGGTCAGTTTTTCATCTGCCTCCTCTACATATTCCTCACAGAGCACAAAAAACTCCTCCTGAAAATATTCTTTACATTCGTCCAGCGTAGGAGCAGAGACAAAAATGTCCAACGGCTCGTAGTAAAGAGACCATTTCTCTCCTCTATTCAACAATTCCCCACCCCCACTTAAGAGAATGTAGAGCTCACTCATTTCATATGACAAAATTAACAATAGATTATATTAACTTATATTATGCCTTATTCTCCTTTTTCTCTTTTTTTGACAATTTTTTCCCTTTCTTTTCCGTTTTCCCCCGCATCTTATCGAAGTCCTCTCTTGTACATACTTTACCCATCCATATTCTAATATTCATTTTTCTCTTTATTTCCGCTTCTCTTCACTTCTTCTTCTTTCCTTATCTCCTTCACTCGCTCACATTCCGCAAGGCACTCGCTACAAAGATTTACCACCCGCCCGTCCAACATTCCATAATCTTCTTCTAACGCCTCAAATTCACGCTTACATAAACTGCACGTTTTCAAGGGTAAATCACTATCACCTAAGCCTTCTTTTATTGCTTGCAGGGTATTAGACGCAGCCTCCTTCACCTCACGCACTTGTAACGCGTGAAACTCATCACAATAACACTGATGCTCTACTAAATCCTCCCAACTCTCTAGCAATTTACCACAGCCTCTACATTTATACTCTTTTTTTTTCGGTTTCTCTTCTCTCGCCTCAATCTCCTCCTTCTCGTCATCGCCAGTACCCCCTCCATCACCAGACAACACCTCTTCTTCAAAATCTTTCCGACATTCATTACAGACCATTAACTCTGTCCCATCCCGCAATCGTGTTACTCGTAGTCGTGTTACTCGCCCACAACATTCACAGTCCGCAAAATCTGAAGAATTCGCCACATCCACCATATCCACCATATCCGTGTTACGTGTACTTGTTGTACATATAGGGGAAATATCGCTTCTTTTTACAATCCGGGCATTATTTCCCCTATTGTTTTCCCGGAGGGTGGAATCACGGATATGTGGGATATGGTGGACTTCTTTATAAACCTTTCCCTCTGTTACCTCTTTTTCTATTTTTCTTAACCCGCGCCAGCATCTAGGATTATCTGGTCTGGCGCCATCAAATTTGCTCCTCACTAATGTTACTTTTGCACATCTTTTTAAGTCTGTTGTAAAACTTTTTACCGACGGTACTACGATGTCATATTCTTCACAATAGTCAATGTAGTAGTTGTAAAGGTCCTCTTTCACGATGTCGTGTTGTAAGTCTGGGACAAACCACTCTTGGACAAACTGCCTTACAGGATTGCTTTCACGTAAAAAATCTCCTAACGCTCTCGCCCTCGTGTCGCTCTCAGTGAATTCCCAGTCATTCTTTTTTAGTCTCTTCAATCCTTCTAATGCCCAATTCAAAAGTCCAGACAGCCCGTCTTTTTTAACTAACTTCTCTCCTAAATTCTTTATCGCTTTGGTTCCTATAAACTGGTTGTCAAACGGTATTACAAGGGTTCTCTCACGGAAAGCGTCAGTGCTGTCATATATTCTCGGTATTTTATTCGCTTGAATAATCATTGTTGCATAACTTGTAAACTGGATGGGTTCTTGACATCCTTTCTTCTCTCCTTCTATGCTTCCGCCTCCTGTCAGCGCCTTAAATCTCTCTGTTTCCATCGGTTTTTTTATTGCAGGTTCGTCAATCAAATTCACCAGTTTTCCCTCCAACCGTGCTTCCGCGAATCTGTGCGATCCGTCCAAGTCGACCAACTGCACGTGCGCTACATTCTTCCGTCCAAGGAGAGATATAATAAGGGACGCTGTTACCGTTTTGCCGTTCCGTCCTCCACCGAGCCACCAAAACGCTTTATGTACGGGGTAGTCTGCATAGAGGCACAATCCAAATATCTCTTGCATCACAGGGATGTCAGCAGGATGTAGTACCTCCGAAAAGAACTTCTCTATGTTAGGGCATTTAGCCTCTTTGTCGTAGTCTATTTCGAAACGATGTGTGAATATCTTGTCAGGTGTATGCGGCTCGAGTTCGAAAGTTTCGAGATTTAATAGTCCGTTTTTTAGAGGTAGTCTCGTTTTATCCTTATTAAATTCTTCTCGTGAAGTATAACTTCTTCTTTGTATGTGTCCAATGATTTCCTTTATGCCCTGATTAGTGGCATATTCCCCAATCGCTTTTTCTATATATTTTTCAATTTTGGTTTCTGCTGGCTTGTAAATGCCCTTGTCGTAATAAAAAACCTCCTTTGTCTTGTCTTCAATTGTTTTGAAGGATATCTCCGACATAATATTCTCGACAAGAACCTCGAAGTTCACTCGTTTGCGCCCCCGCTCATCAGTGTAAAAAACATCAATATCGGTTCTTCTCTCGCTTTGCCCTTTATCACATCTTTTACACCAGTCCCCTATAATACCCCCCGCTTTCTCTTTTATCCTCTTGCAAGTCCAAGTTTTATATCCCTTTTCTCGTGCGTAATCAATTCGCTTTTGCGTCTCATCGTATAGATAATCCTCTTGAATAGCATAGATTTTATGTATTTCCTCGTTGTTGTAGTCGTGATTAATGAGTTCACAAAGCATCGCCAGCCTGAATTCATCACCAGAACTGCCGTTTAGTTGCAGCCCGCTGATAATTGCGCGTTTAAAACAGGGGCGAAGTCCTATGAGTAAAGGAGGTACCGGGTTTTTTTTGACTGATTTAAATACTTCTAAGCCTTCTACTCGGTTGCCTGTGATATTTGTCAGCACCGACCATTTCTCTTTTTTCCTATGCTTTCCTAAAGGTAGTTTCACGAGGTTTCCAAAATCCCTCTCGTCCTTCCCTACCTCATCCTGTTTAGGAAAAATCTCTAGTTCTTCTTCTGGTATTCCTAATCCTGCTCTTATCTCTTTCATAAACGCACGAGCCTCTTTTGCAGTCGTTGTAGGCGTGAAAAAAAGCCACAGATGGTAACTATCGGGTGTACCGCTTTCTTCTATTACAATCGAATCTTTCGGCACACCTCTGCGGATTATTGCGTCGTATAACGCGACCTTCATCTTCTTTGGATTTTCGCAATGCTCTGCATCTATGTCAAAGCACCCCCACTTGACAAAATTAGTTCCTTGTTCGATTTGGTATACCCCTACCGTCTTCTCCCCTCTTAAGTGCTGATATATGAGTTCGTTTGTTATTGGCTCCTTTATCCCTCCTTTGTATGCCCCGTCTGGTCTCTGTAGTGCGTATGCATCTGTTCTAGAAATAAACAAATCCCGCATTAATCCAATGAGCTTTTTATACTCTACATCTTTAGTAATCATTGGGCTACGTGTCGGCTGCCTCCTTTCTTGGCGAGGGTTTCCCCCCCTCGCCCTCTTTTCCTGCCCCTGTTGTCTTTTTCTCTCTCGATCATTCGATATTCTTTCCCGCAGTCGAGACATTTTAATTGAGTCGCTATGCCCATAATCACCGTCACCCTCGCCGAGTTACAGTTAGGGCATAAAGCAGGAAATATTGGCACTGGCGACCGCATAAAAATCGTTACAAGGTCGGTCAGGGCGCCATATTCCTTATTCGGTACGCCTTCATATATCTTCTCTTTCCGATTCCCTTTCGGTCCGCGTATTTCACTATACAATCGTCGTCCAAATTGTCTGTATTCTCGCTCTATTTCTATCATATTTGTAAGAATAAATTTTGAGTATATAAACTTTCGATGAAGAAAGGAGGAGGGGGAGAGGGAATTCATTGCGCGGGGCGAGCGAAACCCTACACAAGTGGCGCAACGGGAAACAAAAAACCTCTCTCCGTCCTTCTTTTTATAGAGTAACACGAATTTTTTCAAAAGTTTTTATAGAGGTAATACTTTCTTTCTAATCGCAAGGGAAAATAAGTCTCTCTTGCAGGACGCAATCAAGAGGGAGGAGAGCATCCAACCAAGTAATACAAACAAAAAAAAAACGCTACCGCATACCAACAACTACTCTTCATCGACCTTTTTTTCCCATCTCTCCTCCTACTTGCGTCCTATTGAGAAGATATTCCCATAGAAGAGCGGTAAAAACCTATGAAACAAGAGGGCGTTCTCGAGTGCGAAAATCTTCTCACAATATTAGTTCCCGCAGATGGAATAGACGGAAGGAGAACGCCAACAAGGCACACCTGTCCTGTTTCTTGATGTGCGGAACGAGAAAGTAAGGCGCTGCATAGTAGGTTAGGAAAGGCGTAGTGAAGTAAGAAGTAGGTTGTAGTAATGTATCAAGGTAGCGTAGCGTATGTAAAAAAAGAGTAGAGGGGAAATAAGAAAGGAGGAAAAAAGAATGAATGAAAAAAAAGCTATTAGTAGCCTGCGAGTGTGTGAAGAAATCGCTGAAGAAATCGCAGACTATGTGAAAGAAAAGACTGGGGAAGAGGTCTCGCTGAGAACAGCCATAAGAATTATAAAAAAACTAGAAGCGGTTGCTGGGGGGGTGTATCACGAGACTGGTGAAGAGGTCCCTCAAGATATTATCGTAGCAACTATATATAAACTTGTAGAAAGTATGAAATATGTATATATAACTACTGGAGAAGAGGGAACGCTAGACACAATCATAAACACAGCAAGAAAAGTAGTAGTAAAAAATAAGCTGGACTCAATCCTAGCTGCCGCAAAAAAAACATGAAGAAGACCTTGACTATGTATGTGTAGAAATCGCTGATTCAGTGTATAAGGAAATAGGTAAAGTGTATAGGGAGATAAGTAAAAGGGCAACGCTAAATATATGCATAGCTGTGGCTAAAAAACTCAAAGATATCCCTGATTATGTACGTGAAGAGTACGATGTAAGGGTTTCTGAGAACACAATTATAGCCATTATAAAACAACTTATAGAACTTACTAGTTTTAATACCTTATTAGCCATTGCAATAATTATCAAAGGATGGGAAGGTTGGACAAAAAATAAGAAAGGGGAAAAAAAGAATGAATAAAATAGAGGGTAGTAGTAGCCTGCGAGTGAAAGGAAGGAATACCGGACAAAAAAGAGAAGAGAATAAAGGTGTAAATCTCTTAGTTAATCATAAAGAACTTCAAGAAATAATTGAAGATATCGCTCAGGATGTGCTTGAGGAGACTGGCGAACTGGTCACTATAGACACAGTATTATCCACATTTAAAATACTATTTATAAGCTTTGTAGAAATAGAACAATATGCGACACGAAGGACCGGTATAAAACATTCTATGGACTCCACCCTAGCCATGATTAAAGAATGGGAGGAGAGAACAGACTATCTATATAAAGAGACTGGTATGGGAACTCGGTTGTATACATCTCTAGCATCCACAAAAAAACTTGTAGAAATTATAGAGAATATATATAAAACTGTTGGTGCAGAGGGCACTATAGAGGATATTAAAGCAGCAGTAATTGGTGAAGAGGAGTCTATAGACGAAATTACCGTAGCACCGCTGCAGTAGGAAAAAAAGGAGAGGAAAAAGATGGACAATATTGTGGGCAGTAGGAACTTACGAGTTAGTGGCGAGGTGTATTCCGAACTTGAAGAAATTGCGGACTATGTGTATAAAAAGACAGGAGAAGATGTCTCGCTGAATACAATCATAGCTACTGCATTAAAACTTGCGAGGCGTCTCGGTGCCGACAAATGGGGGTTCGCAACGGAACTGGGTAGTAGGAATATCATAGAAGAAAAATTGGATGGGACACTCGTGGTGTGAATAAGATGAACAATAGTGTGTTGCAATTCGCTAAAAATTTTCATGAGTATCTAGACAAAAAGACAGGGGTGAAGGTTCCTTTAGAGACAACTATAGCCATAATAAAAGGTCTTGAGGAACTAATGAGACGGCGCAATCCTGAGTACTCGTGCGATATAAGAAGGTGGCTTAATGATGTAGAAAAAGGGGAGGAGAAAAAATGACATATAGAACACCCTTTGAGAAAATGACTTTTTGGAAGCTAGTGTACCTTAAGGCGAAACGGGAACATAAACACGAAACAGAAGTCTACAACGAACTGATGGAGAAGAGAGGAGGCACCATCCTTAATGAGATGGAAGAGGGGGATTTTGTTAGCATGATTAAAGAGTTGTGGGATGAGCATATAAGAGATTTGGAGGAGTTTTAGTAGAAAGAATAAAAAGGAAAAAATGCCGACTGAAATACAAAAACTATTGAGGTTTTTAGACGAGGTAGAAGCGATTAATTTCTACCCCCTCTTAAATCAAACACAAAAAAACATTATCAGTCTCGTGAAATCAAGTGGTGGTTCTATGACGCAAGCCGAACTGAAAAAATATTTCAGAGGTAATGAGGATGCGATGATTCGGAATGTAAAGAAACTCGAAAAAGCTCATATCCTAAAGTCTTACAGGTCAGCGATAAAAGTCTTTGTTTTAAATTATTCGCTAAGAAAGAGGCGAGAGACTTTCGATAAAGTAAGACATATTTTATCTTCTAATAATGAGGCTTAGGAAGGTACCGTTTATGAGATTTTAGAGAGACCTAATAGGAGCAATTCAAGACCCCTTATATGAGTAGTATGTCAACCATAGAATAACATAACCACATAAATCCCTCAAGTCGTCTTCTCGCACTTCTCCTGTGCGTTCGATTTCGTGTTGTAATCGCTTGATTTTGTCAAAGCAATGAGTGAAATAAGAAAGGTCGCCGAGCGGAAAGCAATCGTCACCGTAAGCCTTCCGCTTCTCAACCAGCAACTCAAGGATGCTTTCCAGCACACCCCATATCTTCTCTCTATATTCCCCTTCTTCTCCCTCTGCTGTCTCTGATGTTAGTTTAGAAAGTCTCATTTAAAGTTCAACTCCTAACTCCATCATTCATATACTACTTCTATCTTGCAGTCATATTCCCCCTTGTGTATTATCCCTACTTCGGATGGCACAATCTTATAAACATCCTGATACTCCTGGTTACTCCGTAGGTCTGTATTCGCGTACTTTTCCGCTATTTTTCTGCCGCCTATTAAAAGAGCGGTCTTTGTAATCCTTATCTTCCTGTCGTTAATGTTTCTGATTTTAAAACAGATTCTTCTCTCCATGTCCGCATCCTCTATTGGTCCTTCGGGAGCGACATCTACGTTCCTAATCACCACGCCCAACCCTTTCACTACTCTTATTTTCAAAGTCGTCGCATCAATTCTTCCTTTTATAGGTCGGTTATTCTTGAAAAGGTACCAAACACCTTCTAATCTGACGTCGTGTATCCCTGAGTCGGTGAACCCAAGCTCTAACAAATTAAACATAATTGTTTTACTGTACCTTCTTCCAGGTTTTAAGATGGCGTCCTTGTATTCCTTGTATTTCTCTTGCCATACCTTCTTCCCATCTCTTTTTAGAATTATAGACGACAAATAACCACTCTTATCTAAAGAGTTGTTTTCCGCTACAAACTCCACCGTGATGGGCGTATCTACATATTCCACCTCCTTTGGATATTCTACATCATCTATGCAGAATTCCACGTCCTCTCTACACTCCAATTGAAAAGTTTTTTCTATTTTGTTTCCGGTCATTTTATTTACCTATTATTTCCCTCTATATATACTTATTAAACCCTCTCTATTCAAACCCTTACTCTGGTTGATAGTGGGTTTTTATTTCATCTGCTGACAGTGCGCGGTTATAAATCCTGACTTCGTCTATTGCGCCGTTGAAATATCTTTCCGTTTCTCTTGCTCCAATCCGTAGCGTTCCACCATTCGTGTAGAAACGTTCATAAACATCAATCAGAGTCTGCTCTTTTCCGTCCAAATAAAATTTAATGGTATCGTTGGTTATGTCATAAACTTCAACCCAATGTTGCCATTGACCCGCTGTAAGGTATGAACTAATACCAAAAAGACCAACTGGATTGTAGGTAACTCCAAGAAGTATTTTATTTTCGGTTGTGTATATCCCTATTGCTATTTTCCCGCTTGAACTTGGAACATCCTGACAAACCACTATACTATCTTGAGACAATGTGTCAGGTTTCACCCACGCCTCAATCGTAATCGCATCAGTAATGTCTAGCGACGGGTCGTTCCCACAATCGAGATATGCATTATCGCCATTAAAATAACCAGCTACACCAGACCTCCCACGCACGGGGGTTACATTGTGATTAGTTATAGTATGATGATTACGAGAGAAATCCCGGAATGTTTTTGTAACCGGGTCCCATTTTACATCTAATACTATTCCTGTACTTCTCTGCAGCATCTCCTCTTTTTATAACCCTTTCACATCCCACGTAATACTTTCTTTGTCTGTAGGTTCCGTATATAACGATATATCCATAATCCCCTTCGTTATACTCTTTGCGGACTCCATTTGGTCTATGGCGTTTTTGATTGCTGCCTTCACGGTTGCTATATCCCCTGCTGGTATTCCATCCAGCGATATTCTTATATTATATTTCATTTTATCTTTTATGCTTTAGCTGAGAACCATTCGTGTTTATACGTCCGGTTCGTTCCTGCAGTTTGCTCTAATGTTATTTTAAGACCGTATTGATTATAAAAGCGATCTATTTCTAAAGAAGTCTGTTGCGCCCCGTTTTTCGTTATTATGTCAAAAGGAATGTCATAGGTGTCCCCATTTGCGATTTTCTTATATTTTCTTATTATTGTAGAATCCCCTTCTTGCATATTATCGAGTTTAATAGAACCGCCTCCAAATTCATAAGGTGTTGAGTTTGCGGTTATCTCGATCAATGTCTGCTCAGTCCCGTCTGCAGTAAGAGTTCCAGAAGCCGCTTCTCGTGCGAGGTCGATAAAAGAGTCAATCGCGTTTTTAACATTTTGTATGCTCACGCTCCCGCCCTGAATAGACTCTAACTTACCGAATATTTCCCGCGCGTCCTCATCATATTGCCTTATCGAGAAATCATCGAAGCGAATATCTATTACATCAGTGTTATTCTCTGTCCCCGCAACTAAACGGATTTCGTATTTATCTAGGTTCTCGAATGCGTATGAGCCTAGGATATTGGATACATTATCTAGAGAGACTTGGACATTATGCTCTCCTACAATTATTCTATATCTTCGTGCTATAGTATCAATATTTAAGTTATCGACATCAACGGACGACTCTCCTGCGCCAGCGATATTATAAGTTACATAACCTCTGGAATTTATCGCTTCGGAAGTGTCGCGATATAAACCGAATCTGATATAATTATCCTCGTCTTTATATAGCTCTATATACGCTTCACAACGCTCGCCGTCGCCCCCTGATTCACCAGATGTAACCCCTATCCAAGCCTCTACAATAAGCGACTTACCATACTTTTTTACCGTTGGTCTGTAAGAATATCCTGCAGTGCCCGTTCCAGGATTGTTTATCTTGACTTCGCCCCCGGTCTCAGTTATTGTAGTCGAGCCATTTATGTTGTCCGGACCCCATATCGCTGTGTTTTTTGAGTTGTCGTCAAAATTATCAAAAACGCGGGTTGGGAGGATATGCCAATAATCTATAACAATCTTCTCGTTAATTATTAAAATTTCATCACCCTCACCGAGTGCTGTACTGAACGGGGAATGCGTGAATTCGCCATCAGCAGAGACATAATTCGAAATCGGTTGAATTTCTCCTTGAGGCAACGCTCCAGCACCAGCGGAATCACGGGCTACATACACATACCATAAGTTGTTAGGACCGCCGAAAAAGTCGTCTCCTTCACCCGCAAGTTGCTCTGATTTGAAATGCGTCTCATCAACGACGGATGTAACCGTGCCGTGATAGGAAAGCCCGTCTTTTCGAAGTGCTGGTGGAATCAGTGGTCGCAGCATTTTTAGTTCCTCCCAGTTATATATGTATTTAAAACACCAAGAGTAGGGACACCCTTAGCGGTAGCTTCAATATAAACATATGGTTCCCAACCGCAAGTTTCTGGAGATAAAAAACGCGATTCGTTTCCTGTAAGAGCGCCAACCGAGAACGTCACACCAGTCCCCTGCGCACCTGTAATAGAGCTCTCGCGGTTTTGTTTAATATTTATTTCAACATCTTTGTCTAGAGTGTTTATTACGCGAACCGTTCGATATAAGAACCTACTCATATCAGCAATATTAGAATTATGCGCATTTGCATCTCTTATCTCCTCGTCGCTAAATACTTGCTCTTCTACAGGGGTGTCTGATATTACATTTACCTGCGCCCCTTCCGAATCTATAAGGATTGAAGGAACCACAGCGTCCCTAAGAACTACTATCCGCCCCTCTGGAGGTACTGCTATATACCTCTCTTCCCCTAAAATATTTATTTTCTTCTCCGCTGCCATCTATTTCCTCTCCTTTTTACCAATTAAATACCCTATTGCTGTAAGAAGAATACGTGGGACACAACCCGGGGGCATCCCGTATATCGCATTAATAGTAATCAATCCTCTAATGCCTATTAGTCCGCCCATTTTGTATTTTCCAGTCGTATTTTTCCACCTCATATTATATACTAAACTCTTTCTCTATATAAACTACTTCTTTATCCTCGACCGTTTTTGTTTCGGTCGCTTCAGATTCCAATGCTATAGCTCCTGTCGCTGCGTCCTTATAATTTCCAGTCTTCTCATCTATTTCATATCCTGGCTTCAACGTCTTTTTTGTTTTTGTCGTTGCCCTTGTCTTGGTCCGTTTCCTCTTTACAACCCTCCCCTCCTTCTCGTCCCACAAGTAATAATCCTCTTTTACTGCATATTTCTTCTTTAATGTTTTTTTAGTCGTTGTAGCACATTCCAGATGAATAGGGATTGTCATCGTGTCCCCGCTCTCGTCGTCTATTCTTATCACTTTAAGAACAATATTGTCGCCTGGAGCGAAAGCGAGACCGCATTTTGCACATTCCTCCTCTGAGAAACCCAAATCTCCCCAATGAGTATTGACTGCATAGATGTCGGAAAAACGATTCGCTGTACCTCCTAATTTGTGTGTATTATCAGTATAAGGGAAAAGACCTTTATCCGCACCATCAAAAACTATCTGTGAGTTAGATCCGCCTGACTTAATGGTTATATTTCCTCCGCCTATGATATCTGTTACACCATTGATATACTCTCCCCCCATTTCTAAAGTACCCGTCATCCCTCGCGAGCCATCTTTCAGGAATGCAGTAGGGATATGTGCATCGTCCATCGTGGGGATCCTGTCTAAATCGAAGGTTCCTGATGTTGTTTTCGAGGTAGGTAAATTTGGAATCCTGTCCAAATCGAAGGTTCCTGATGTTATTTTAGAGGCGGGCAAATCTTCAAGTTGTGCAGGTAATATCTTTTGTCCCGCTGTAGATTGATTTATAGCAGCAATAACATAATACTTCATTCTATCAGAGTACAAATTCCCTGACGTTATATCCGATGCGTCATGATCATGAGAGCTTGGGGGGTACGTCGATGGTTTCCCAGTTATGTCCGCCCACGCCCAGCTTCCTGTTGTGCATTGTCTATCAGAGGGATGGGAATAGAGATAAGGACAGGCAGCAGTTAATTTATCTTGTATTCCACTGGGTATTTGCGCCAAATCGAACGGCGCGCCGTAACTTAAAGTTTCAACATCAGGAATATGCGCATCGTCCATCGTTGGAATAGATGTAAGAGCCAGCATCTTATCTGCATCATCTGCACTATTTCTTATTTTCAATTCTTCATCTATTGCTTTGAGGACCACATCGCCTACAGGAGTTGGATCTACATCTTTAATTAACGGCATATCAAGGGTTTTAGAAGAAAGTTCTTGTGCGTCTGTAGTGCCTACAATATCTCCTGTAGGAGCGTCTTTACCATCTACTTTATCAGCGTCAAGACCATTTCCACTTCCTTGTTTTATGAACTCCAATGCGGATTCTTCATCGCTAACTTTAATTAAACTCCCCGCTTCTCCTGAATATGTCAAAGGGGTGTCGTTCAAATCAAGGAACGAGCCAGAGGAACCAGACACCCACACGGGAGGCATAGTAGGACCTCTGGTTTTTAAAAATTGCCCGTCTATTCCTGCAGGCAGTCGAACCACATTCGTATTCGCATCGACATAAAACAAATCCCCTTGAGAGATATCGCTCGGGATTTTGAAGAGATTGTCTGCTGCAACACCTATATCTTCAGAAAAAGCGCGTGAAACCACCTCCCAGCCTGTCCCTGTCCCCCGATATATCTTGTTCGTGTCCGTTTCTACAAACAACTCTGTTATTGTCCCTGATTCAGGTTTATTCGCAGCAGTGTCGAAAGAAATCTTCCGCAACCCGATGTTTTCGTGTTCCGATAAGGTATGGTCAGAGAGGACATTAGCAATCGTAGTAGGGAACTCCAAGCCGTAAGTAAACTTACCTCCTTCTGGACCGTGGGAGTATTTGAGTAATTTCTGGTTATCCCCTGCGTCTGGAATGTCAATAGGGCAGCCGTGAATAGAAGTGGCATCGGTACCGAGGTCCAACATAGATTTTACTTCTGCAGGTGTTAAACTCTTTATCACGTCACCCGCTGGTCGCCCAATAATTCGGTTCTCTGGTACAGATAACGCAACCGGCGTATTATCAACATCCGCTTTAATGATCGTGTTTGCGTCGAATATTGTATTAGGGATTCCTTCCCCATAATTAGCCAATATATACGCCACCATTTCATTATACTCATTATGGTCTAATTTACAGATTTTTTTCTTGCATCCCCCTTGTTTTGTGTCTGTCCACGCCATTTTTTTCTTCTTTCACTCCTTTGCTACAAACCCTAAAAAATCCACACGAACATAATCATTGCCAGCAGTAGCCTCTTTTTTTACAGTAAATTGTATTTGGTCGTTCTTATCTTCCTCGCCAATCGTAAAGTCGAGCAGGTATGTTTTATACGCGCTCTGGTCTAATTGTTTTGATTCAGATGCAATTATAGTGTCGTCATCATAATTCTTCACTTCCATCCTCGCAACTCCGAGCACGAACCATCCCTGAGTAGCTAAGGGGAATATGTCTGTCATAATATTATGCGCGCGTAATCTAAACCAAAACTTAGTCACGCTATTTACTGCTGTCTCTACCCAATCTCCGGGCATATCAAACGTAATATGTTTTGACCCTGTCTTCGTGAACGCCTCTGTACCGTCAGAGATATTCTCTACAGACGCCCACTCACTCCCGTTCCAATACTCATATTCTAATGTGAAATTTAATATTGTTGGAGTCGTGACAAAGAGTATATAATCGTTGTATTTAGAATCTGAGCCGAAATATATAGCGTCGTTCTCACCTTCTAAATCGCTGGGAGGGAGAATAACATTATTTATGGTGGAATCCTGTGTTTCATCAGTCAAATCAGTGAAGGTTCCAGCGTCATAATCATAAAAAAAACAACGGTCTATCGGACCACAATCAAAGATCCATGCATGATAGGCAAGCGGGAATATACCCCCCCCAGAAACTGCGCGTAATCTAAACCAAAACTTAGTCACGCTATTTACTGCTGTCTCTACCCAATCTCCGGGCATATCAAACGTAATATGTTTTGACCCTGTCTTCGTGAACGCCTCTGTACCGTCAGAGATATTCTCTACAGACGCCCACTCACTCCCGTTCCAATACTCGTATTCTAATGTGAAATTTAGAACTGCAGCAGACCCTATAATGATTTTGAGTTTATTATTTGGGATATCTGAGCCGAAATATATAGCATCGTTCTCACCTTCTAAATCGCTGGGGGGGAGAGTGACATCATTTTCGGTAGGATTGTTTATAGCGTCAGTCAAATCAGTGAAGGTTCCAGCGTCATAATCATAAAAAAAACAACGGCCTATTCCCACATCCGAACTGACTGAACTGTTATGACATTTTGCACGCATAAACATTTGGTAATCCCCGAGAGGTAGAGAAAAAGCCGACTGGTAAACGCCGTTAAAAAATATATCCTCTGTGTTAACTAATTCAATGACTTTTCCCTGAAACCCATTATCGTCTGCAACCTCTTCAGAATCGTACATACAACGGATGTCTGTAGCCGTTCTTACCTGCCCGAGTGATTTCCCTCTCGCAATCATACCAAGAGTGTAATTATCTACTTGAGGGACGCCAGTAGCCTCTACAGGTGAGACTGATGAAATCGCTACATAAGTCGCGATATCGCGGTCGAAAAAGACCCATAGAATATCGTTATCGCTTTGTAGCAGGTAATATAATTTCTGCTCTTGCTCCAACAAGTCCTTTTCGAGAAACCCGCGAAAGCTTATTGTTATCGCTTCAATCTCCTCTGATATAGTTTTAGGGTAAAACGAGTCGAAAGAATGAAAAGTACCGACTTTCCGTGTCTTGGGGCGTGCTACATTGCTGTAGTTAGGAATTGCGGCTTCTATATTCTCCGCTATGTCCGTCAGCACCATCTTGGTCTTTATTTCTTCTATTTCCTCGAATTCAAATACGTAGGGGAAACCCATTTTTCTTTTCCTTTAGATCACAGGTATATCTAATTCCATATTGTTATAAAAATCAATGAAAACACACGAATCCCTAATGTTTGTTTGGCCATACATTTTTATTTCTAAAAACAACTTTTGACGTTGTATTATTTTTTTTGTATTTACAGAGAAAAAGAACGCCCTCGAATATATGCCAAAACAATGTTTATCTTCCACTGAAGTACCACCTAAAAAACTCTCCAACCCTTTTTCGTCTGTAGTTTTAAGCGATATTTCATGACGATTAATACCTATAGTAGAAAAGCCTTCCCCGCCGCGAAGACCATATTTAAAATTACCTATTATGTGTCCATCAATAATGGTAATAGGTTTTGGTAGTGTGGGAAAAAAAATTCTTGTTGTATTTAACAAAGTATAGGGGGGGTTATAAAAGTAACATTCTTTGTATATCTCTTTTTTTTCGCATAACATTGCATCATCAGGAATCTTAACACGCTGGTCATAAAACACAGGGACCGCATTAAGACATGACCCAAAAGAGTCAGCAAAACAATATGTCTTGTATTTCAAACGCAAACGCATATTTGACATTTTTTATCTCTTCGCTCCGTTAATACAACCCCCAGGCGTCTTTCACGCCTCGCTCTGCCGCTTCGGCAACTGCTTTTTGCGTCATCTCCATATCCGAATAATTGTGAATAGTGGCGTCGATAGTGAGATTTATAGGAGGTTTTGTAGTCGTTCCGCCTGCTCTTGAACCCGCCCCGCGTTCCTCTTTACCACTGCTGCTGCTTTCTCCTTCTCCTGTCACTACAGCAGGGACTTTCCCCCCGTCCTTACCAGCAGAGGGGACAGGCATTTTAGCACCAGGGTGCCCTCCTTTTTCGATATAAGTTGTAATAACTTTGCGAGAGATGGGGTTCTCTTCCATATAATCCTTCATCCTATTCCATTCTTTAATACCTTTTGTCGCCTCCGCTTCTTCTATTGCAGCACGAGTATTCGCTAATTGTTGTCTCAAATCGCCCTCTTTATTTACCCATTCTTCGTATTTCGTTTTTTCATCTTCTAATTTCCCTTTTAAACTCTCCAAATCGGAAACATCGTATTCTTGTAATATCCTGCTCTTCTCTGCTCTTGCATCTCCAGCCTCTTTTTCAATATCTTCTAATCTTTTTTTCGCATCTTCGAGTTGGTCAATTGCGTCTCTTCTTCGAAGGTCAGCACGCAACGCCTCGTCTGACTTTGCTCCGTATTTTGATACTGCCTCTTGATATGCCTCCTCGGCGTCTTTCACCGCCCATTGTGCGTGTTCAATAGAACGCTCTTGGTCTTCTACATTCTCTGCTTCACCACTCAAGACCTTCAGAGCCCGCGCCAATTCGTCATAAGCACTCGTAAGTTCCCCGACTTTATCTTTAGACGCGCCGATTTCGTCTTGTACACGAGCTAACTCTTCGGTTGCGTATTTCGAATCACGCAACAAGGATTCGTACTCCGATATAGGAGCATAAGTAGATTCCATAGAACTTTTAAAATCAGCCATCCCAGAATCCGAGATATTAAACGCGCTTGTAAGCCGCGATAACATTGCTGCAGCCTCGCCTATTCCTTCGCTTGTTTTTTTGCTCTTCTCATCAAGTTCTGCAATTTCAGCGGCGAATTCCCTCGTCGCTTCGGATGCAGGATCTAACTCTTCTTTATCCCTCTTCAGCCACCCGTGAATCTTCTTTAACCCGAATATCACTGCACCTATAGGTCCGAGAAGGAATAATAGTTTATCGCCGAACTTCTCGACGAAACTTTGTGCTAAACCGATACCAGGTGCGAGTTTGTCCTTAAACCAACCTACAAGTCTATGCACCCCTGACGAAAGGATGTCTACAGTTTTCGTCACCACGCCGAATTTCTTTTCTAGCACTACAAGAGCCCCTCCTACAGCAGCGATGCCTACAACAAAAAGACCGAGTGGGCTGGCGAGGAATGCTGCTGTGCTAGCCCAAATACTCGCTGTAAGTGTAGTTCCTGCAGCTGCGGCGGTCATTTGTGCAGCGGAAAAAACAGGGTAAATCGCACTTAAACCCATCAGGATTGGACCGAGACCCATAAAAACTTCACCTGCTTTTAGCCCGACGCCTACAGTAGTTTGGAGAGGTCCAGGCATTTTTTCAATGATTCCCGCGAAAGAAGACATTGCATTAGCAGCGAATAAAGTTGCAGGAGCCATTGCACCACCCAATTCAATCCTCGCAGCTTCTAAACGATTGTTTGCAATACCCAATTTTGCAGCCAGCGTGTCCGTTGCGTTTGCATACTCCTCTTCAAGCGAGGTCCCCTCACGGAAGCCGGTCTCAGCATTTTCAAGATTCTCACGAAGCTGGTCAAAATTCGCTGCTAACCCCAGTATTGCTTTCTTACCTGTAGTGTCAAAAAGCTCTGTCGCTACAGCGTCCCGACGTAAAGGGTCTTCAATATTAGCAATCGCTTGTACAATTTGCTCAAGCATAGCCATCGGGTCGTCGCCAAAAGCGCGTTCGAATTCTTCTTTAGTCATTCCTAGCAATCTCGATATATCGTCGGTTTTAGACGCTATTTGTGCAAACGCCCGTGACAGTCGCGTGCCAGAGTCAGAAGCATTCTTACTCATAGAAACTAAAGTCGCACCCATAGCCAGCGCCTCAGAGGATGTAAAACCTAACATCTGTGCGCTAGCACCGAGCGAGGCGGAAAAGTCCATTAAATCCTGTTCTTTCGCTTCTGTTGTATTCCCAAGCACATTAATAGCACTCCCTAATTTTTTGACTTCGGAGATTTGTAAACCGTACACATTGGTCATCTTCGCCATAGCGATGGCAGCATCTTCCTCAGCCATATCAAAAGAAACCGCCATCTCCGAGACGGTTTTTGTAAATTCTAATATATTCTCTTTTCCTGTTATTCCGAGTTGTCCAGCTACACGACCAATATTAGCCAAATTTGCAGCTGATGTAGGGATTTCTTTAGATAATTCGATAAACTCGTCCCGCATCGCGGCGATTTCGGCCTTACTCATTCCAGTAGTCTTCCGGACACCAGCCATCGCAGAGCCCATACGCATAAAACTTTCATTAAGGTTGTCAGCCATTAATTTCGCACCGACGCCTACTCCGGTCATTGCGGTACCTATAGCTATGCCAACGCGTTGGATTCTTTTTGCTCGTTTGGCTGCGGTTTCTAACCCCTCTTGTGTCCTGTCCCGTGCGATAACATCGTATGCTATACTGCCGATCGTGGTTATTACAGCCATTCTTTTTTACTCGAACTTCTTGTTAAAATAATGCGTCCAGAAGACTTTTTCGTCCCACTCTAATTTCTCGCGATATTCTTTCGGCGAATTGAACCCGATAAACCGTAAGTAATCGCCATAGTCCTGCCCCCTTTTATTCCGTGCGAAAAGATTTAATCCCTTCCGCCCTCTTAGACATTTCCTTTAATCTTTTTGCCTCTGCGTCTTTTTGGATATCTACAGCGCGCAACAATAAGGTTTCTAAATCATTGAGTGTGAATTTTGTCTTATTTTTTTCGAACCATTCCACTGTAAGTCTGGGATTGGGTGTAATCTCCTCCAGCTCCGCATAAGCAAGTTGAGTCGCCTTCAATGTCTCGTCAGCATCCCATTTGCTAGGTGGCCCCATTTTTCTTATCTCGGCTTGTATAGGGATTAGCCGTTCCGAGCGTTCCGCTGAAATAGTAGAGTATATCGCAATAGATCCCCCCTTTTCAAGAGGAACTTCCTCTATCGTCTCCTCCGCCCTTTTTTCTAACAGTTCTATTTCCTTATCCCATTTTGCATCGTCTTCGGCAAGTACTTTTTCATACTCGCGAGTTAATCTCGCTTCTAAGTCTGCTTTTTCTATTCTTTTGCGTATATCATCACTGATTCCTTTTTCGGTCATTTACCTTCCCCGTCCCTTTTTTCTCCTCTCTCTTTTTCCTCTTCTGCTCTTCTCTCTTCCTTTAAGGAATCTTCATATTTCTCTATAGCATTCATTATGTCTTGTGCAAACTGTTTAAGAGAGTTTAGTCCGCTGGGTCGTGCTATATATTTATATGAGATATCCCGCGTTTTTACATCTTTCATTTTTTTCTCTTTTTTTACCATAGTGTGTGGGTCTAACTAGCGAACATCACAGTGGATTAATCTCCCCTTCAGCACCTACGAGAACGATCTCCTGGGGGTTCTGCATCTGGAAGTCTACTTCATCAAAGAGACCACTGTTTGCGTCGCTATATGAAAAACTACCCTTTGTCAGGAAACAATGTGGTGCCGTGATTGATATCCCATATTCATCATTCGAAGCAATAGATTCAAGAGTGAATAATGGCGGTCGCCCCACAAGAGTAGTATTAGTACCTCCAATACTCTGCACTTTTAGCTTCCCTGCACTAGCATAATCTAAAGAGGCAACGTGCGTCAGTGTTTTGAAAATCTTTCTTCCCTGCACAGATTCATTAACCCCCAATAAAGGTATCTCGACTGTTTCTTGATCATATTTATCGTTCACATTTGTACCCATCAGAACAACACGCCCCTGATGAGTTATTTGTTCTGTGAGTGCAGTCAATTTAATACGCCGCGTTCCTGCATCTGTATTCTCCATATCTGTCACATTTTCACCACCCAGACCGGGAGCGGTTAGACCACTATGAAGTTCAGTTGTTCCTCCCGACGTATCCGCATCCCCAAGTACTCTAGCGAGTAGTCTTTCGTTCTCCATCGCTCGTTTTATCGTTCCTGTCACATTCATCCCTCCAGGAACAAAATAGTTGCTTTCTTCTCCGCCTTGCTGAAATTCCACAACACTCCGCGGGATTTTAAAATCAACCATAGCCCGTGCTAAAAGAGTGTCATCGATTAGCAAAGCGCACATCACCCCTGTAAATCTAGTCATTTTATCTTGTTTTTTACCTCAATACAAGAAGACAAAAAACATATAATATAATAATACGCCTTATTTTTGAGTAAGAAAGGGTCTAAAAGGTTAATATATACTCAAAAAACAGATTATGAGAGAAAAGTCAAGGAGAGAAAATGTCGGACGAGAGGCATATAAATGAGTATAGAAGGGGAGATGTGATTAAAACAATACCTTTCCCCGAGAGAGAAAGGGGTAATCAAAAAAAAAGCCACCGCGTCCAATTAACCGTCTCGGAAAAAATATATAATATGTTGTTGGAAGAGGCGGAGGAGAGAGAAATGCGACCAACCACACTCGCTGGAATGTTATTATCAGCAGCAATAAAAGGAGAACGAAGGAAGAGAAGAAATGTCTTTAATGATGGTTTTTAATAACGAAGCTCAAGAGTCGACGATTTCATATTCAAAAGCATAATGCAAAGGGATATAATATGCTCCTATTTCGTTGTCAAATAAATCCATCCCCCCACCAACACGCCTCCAAAACCGCGTGTTAGGGACTTCATTCCCGACTAATATCCTGTCTATTCTCTCAGAGAGTTGGACGGTTTGTAGTCGAGAAGAATGCGACCAACAAGTAATGTGGACAATAGGACTGTCCGTTCGAAATTTCCAATAATTGTACCCAGGCTCCTTTGTCGTTTTTCCGGCACCCGCAAGAATAGTAATACTCGGGATCTGTTTAACTTCTTTTATATGTCCTATGAATACGTGCTGCCCGCCCAATATAGTTTGGATTTCCGCATCGTTTTTTAGTGCTGCTTTTATCCCCACGCGAACTGAAGTTATCATTTTATGTGCGGTGTCTCTGTAATTCCTTCTCTATAGATTTACTTAAGAATTCTACAGTCTCTTCTTCTTTCTCTTTAATAGCATCTAAAAGGAAGGGTCGTGCTTGCATCTTTGACGTCCCTTCGTGTATGTATATTGAATAGTTTGTCCCCGCACCGACAACTCCTGTGCATTGATTACCTCGAAACCCTACATCACTCGAAATAGACCTGCGTGTTGCACCAGTCTTGACAGGGCAGTTCTCCTTTGCTTTTTGTTCGATATTTAGAACCGCTTTCCACATCCCCTCTTCTATAGCAGGGGGCATACTAACGGAAAGCGTTCGTAGTTTCTTTTGAAGTTCTTCTAACCTCATTTTATCGGATTTTTATAATACCAGCGATAAAATTGGCGAGAAAAAGCATCAGAGCACCGAGACCCATTATGACTATAGTCATTTTCCCAATCATAAATTGCTGGTTCTGCTCCACTTTGCGTATTCTCTCGCTATGCTCTCGGAAAGTGCGTCTTCCCTCATCGAGCCGTTCGCGAATGTGTTTTACATCGCGCGAGGTTTCTATTATCTTGTCGCGTAGCTCTTGGTCCATTTCTTTTGTTTTTTACTCATATACTGTTGAATTTCTCAGACCGATTTCAAGATGATGTATTTTTGCTTCATCATAAGCCTTTTTCACAAACATTATATCAAAAGTACCAAAAACAGAGGAAACTACACGCTTTGTTATATCGATTGTTTTTTCGGCTGTCATAATTAATAATTTATCGCAATACACATTCTCCCCAGTTTCAATATATTCTCTCCCTTCCGTCTTCTCCCTATGTGTAGAGAAGAATCTACAAGGGAGATTTTGATATCCCTCACAAATAAACCAGCCATATTCAGGCTCTCCTAAAGTATTTTCACCCGTCTTATGCTTGCATAAAATATCGCATTTATGAATCAATAAACTAGCTAAAGTCAAAACCCGTTGCACCCCCGTAATCTAATTGAAATGCATCTGGGAGCGTGGAATCTTCGTGCGATATACCGCCAGCAGTATATTCCTCCTTCCCCCATTTATCTATTATTTCGTAATATCTTTTAAGATATTTCGTTAGGGTCGCTTCATCCTCTGAAAAAAGGGTATATTTGTAATTACTACTGCTAATATCTTCGCTTTTTATGTGTGTCTTTTCTTTAGAAGTCAAGAAAATATGACAAATAAGGTTAGCCCACGCTTCGTCATATTTTGACTCTGGAAGCCCTGGGTTGTCTTTTATCAGCTCTTCTTCAGCCCACTCCTTATATTGCTCAAAATCTTCATCGGTGAAATCTCCTGATGCACCCACAGTGAAAGGGCTGACCAATTCCACCATCTCTTTAGTTACTGTCATATTCTCCCCCCTCCCTACATTCCTACACTGGCTATATAAAAGGTTTCATCCTTATTAACCGGTGCATCAGTGATAACCTTAAGCGTCGGTTCCTGCACACCCTCTGAAAAACGTATACTATAATGCTCACAAATAGTGTATTTATCCCCTATTTGCATACCCCAGGTTAGAAAAGTAGCACCTGCACAGGTTATTGAAGTTTCGTCATTCGCTGTTATTCTCCTCTTCTTTCCTCTCGCATTACCATCTGCAGCCATTAAGTATTTCCCGATGTACGCATTAGGTGTCCACGCTTTTGTTGTGTCTGTTATTACAGTTTCAGCCACGCCTGTTGAAACCCCCTCGTCATTGTAGGATTTTAAATATCCCGAGTCAAAAGAGATATTTTGTCGAATAGAGAGTTCTTGGATTTTTGCCAAGTGTCCCCCCTGTGAAAGATGCGGTACTTCGAAAAAAAACTCGGTTTTTTGCATATTTTTCGGCAGTACCTCTTCTTTCTCGGTCGTTCCCGCAGCAACTACTATTTCCAACGTGCCTGTAGCTATCGGTTTAATCCCGTGAGTACCACTTAACCTTTCGTCATATCCGTCAATTAGCTCTCCAGAAGCCATTATTTCTTATCGGGTGCTTTCCCTTTTTTTCCGCCTGTTTTCGCAATAATCCTAACCGATTTTCCGAGTGTTTCCGCTAGAGAGAAAGGGATAATTAAAGTATCCCCTTCTCTATAGGTTTTTTCCTCTTCGTGCCCCTTGCGATTTCCCAAAGCGAGATGGGAAACTTCTACAATACATTTTACGTTATAGTCGTTCATATATCGGATAGTTTGCATAAGGCGTTTGGATGCTTTACATGAGGATATACAAGTTCATAAGTCGTACCGTATATCGGAGTTATTCCTGGTATTTTACTATCTTCACCGAGTATATTTCGTATATCCTGAGGAGCAATCAGTTCGATATATGTTCTAGCAGGATCTACTGGGACCACTAACCCCGTACCTTCAGCTATAAAGGGTGTGCTATAGATCCACCCGGGTCCAGGTTTATAGCCATTCAAGATGTCCAAAACCTCCTGGAATTCATTAAGACCTGTTGAGGACTTACTTACCCGTAATTCATACATCTGCTTCGGATTAAGCACTAGATTGAACGGAGGATATACATAATCGTCTTCTAGAAGAGCCATTGCTCCTGCAACCGCTTGGGTGGCATTCCCATAAGTGCCGAAATCATATGTTGTAGATAAGTCATTATTCGCAGACTGATAAAAACCCTTAACAGTATAGTTTGTACCGTCTGGTTTCCAACCATCTATAATCAACCTATCTTCGTCTTTAGCAACAACATGTGCAGCAGAGAGCATCGATGCAGTATCTAAAGCAATGCCTCTATTTTTCATAGCATCCCAGGAAGCTCGCTGGACTTCATAACCCTGCCAAAGCACAGGAATCATGATTACTGACGAGTCCACGCGAACCATATCTCTAGTAATCTCGGATGTAGGGAGTTCATATGTTATATGCCCCCCACCCATCTCAATAAGTTTCATTATCTCCGCACTGTGTATCCCCGCACCTTTTATATGCGGATTTACGCTCACTAGTTTCCTACCTATGAGTTGCTGTCTCAGAGGTTCCACCAACTCCTTATCAAAATACCTTGCTGCTGTTTCCAGCGCTGTGTCTGTCATTTTTTTACCTCCTTTATAGCCTGCTCTTTACAATAATATTTTTGGCTCCATCACTCGCATTTACAGATTCCATTGCAACCGCCAAAACCATATGCGTACCTATTGTAGCAGCGGTAAGTTCGCCATTCTCTGCAGCGGTTAGTTTTGCACCCATCGTGACATTTTGCCCCTCCGCCAACCTTCCTCGAAGGATTATATCTCCTCCTACAATCACACCAGCCTTATCTTTTGCTTTATATATCGTGTCTTTATTTGCAGGGCGGAATTCGATTGCAGTATGCTCATAGGACAGCCACCCGTACGCATTGTCATCTGTGTCGTTGACCTCAACTTGATAATCCCCAGAATCTCTTTTAACCAATCTCCCTGGATACATATTAGTTGCAGTCTCTACTTCCTTCTCTACAACAATAGGCGTCCCCACATGCACTATTTTATCTGTAGTTTCTACAAAGCCAGTATCTACCATATTACTCCTTCACCTTCCTGTATGTTGAAATATACTCTCCTTTATACGGGTCGTAAAAACCAACCTCCTCCAACTTCTGGGCGCCACTATACTCATTTCCTTCTTCTCCTTTAACCACAGGTCTCTCCATTCCTGCTACATCTACTAAAAGAGAGGTCGGAGAAGTCTCAAAGCGCTCACGAAGTTGTTTCTTCTTATCTTCGGAATCCACCCAGCCTGGAGGGATTTTTGTAATAAAATCTTCAAACTCTCCGTCTCGCTCTCTTCTCTCTCGTTCCGCCTCCTTCTCCTCGAGTTCTTTAATTTTGTCGAGTAGCTCTTTCTCTCTTTGCGCGTATTTAGACTTCAGGTCTTCCAACTCGGTTCTGATTTTTTCGAGTTCATTATTCGTCCCCTCCGATTGTGAAGCCTGTGCTGCACCCTCTTTTCCTTCCACTTTTCCGTCTATACCTCTATTTTCGGACATTTCCTCTTGTTTTTTTACCTCGTTTTTTCCTTCATTCTCTTTATTATTCGATAAGGTTTTGAAAAAAGAATATACTTTATCAAAACCTTTTTTAATACCTTCGATAATAGAAGATATTTCCGCGTTTTCTACAGTATTTTCAGACTTATTCATATCATAAAAAGATTCAAAGCACCCTAAAGCAGGTGTGCAAGAAGGTCTGTGAGGAGGATATAGTATAGAAATACCAGTACCTTTACCGTCAATTATATTGCCGTCTGCGTCATATACCAAGCTATCCCCATCGAATACTACACTCCACCCACTCGCGTCTGTGTTTTTAAATAATTTACGGGTCTCGTCATCAAAAAGCATATATAAGAAGGGGGAGATATATTTCGCATCCTTTATTTTATGATTTATCTTCTCTTTATGATTTATTAAAACCTTTCCCCCCTTCCAGGTCCCCTCTGATTTTTGTAATGCTGATTCGGTTAATCTTATTCTCCTCCCTTCTGGTTTCCCAGACACTTGGTCTTTTCTTGCGACACGAATCCAATTTTTATTAGAAGTAATATCCTCTTCATTAGAAAAAGTATTAGATCCCTTTTCTTCTACTTTTTCAATCCTAACCCATCTGTTTTGATTTAGTTGCTTTTTGTACTCCCTTTTCCATTGTGTAAATGCAACAGCCATTGGATTATCTAAATTCTCTGCATTCTTGAGCGCGTCGTATATTTCTGCAAGGCGATTAATTTGTTCGAGAGTCAAAGGAATACCGTCAACGATAGTAGGAAAACCCGCCTTCTTTGCTTTTTCAATGTTATCATAAGGCATATTTCATAATTTTTATACACTCCTTATATAAATACGCGTTTTGTGAGGGGCATATATATTTTTGCAGTAGACTTATACCACTACATAGCTCAATTTATTAGTATTTCGAAAGTTCCACCAATAAATCCCTATTCCGCTCTATTGTCCTTTTTAGAATCACCCTAAAAAAATCACTCCGTTCCAGCGGCTTAAAAACCCCAAATGGTAATATTTCCGCGCCCTCCCTTATTACAGGAACGAGAAAGGGTTCTTCAATATTTGTGGTAGTATTATAATTTATGTTACCTACCGCATCAGTGACATCGACTAGTTGATATGCCGAAGTTAATCCCGCAGTTCCACCTTCTGGATTTTTAATCATTTCTTCTCCTTTTTCTTTTATATCGCAAGACATATTCCTTTCAACAATAACCATATAAAAAAACGCGTTTTATGAGGAATCTATATATTTTTTAACCGTCAACCTATTCCTACTCCCCCCGTTATCCTCACTATATAATTCCCCTAATCTCCTTGCTATATAACTTATCAAATACTCGTTTTTATGTTTATCTATATATTCCTTTTCTCTTTCGGAGAGGGGGCGATGTCTTCGCGGGATATTATACCTCCGCAGCGCTAATCGCACAGGGTCCGCGGAACAACCTAACAATAAACCGATTTCACGAACACTTTTCCTCTCAACGCAATATTTTTGTATTAGCCACTCCTTATCATAAAGGGGGTACATTCTTTCATTCATTTGAAGACTATAGGAGCATATGAACAAGTGCAACTGGGATGAAGAGGTACCTCTGGTATATCACCTATATTGTATGTCCTTCCGCAATATTCTTGACAAATAGGACAAGGATAAGGCCCGCAGAGCCATTTCACGCGTTTTATATTATTCTTTTTATATCTGTTTTTTGCACTCAAGGATTGTATTCTTGCTACCTCTGTCCTCGCAATTCTTTCTGCTCGCCACTTACCATCAATAGTTAGAATATCATTTAATTCTCTTGTTAGTTCTGGCATTGATTTTCCTTCTTTTACACCTTTTTCTATTTTATCAAAAATCTCCTCCCTTTGTTTTGCTATACTGTCCTTGAGCCAATATACTTTCTTCCCTTGAATTATTGACGCACCCTCTCCTTTTAGCAAACGCCCATATTCTTTTGCATATTCCAACGCTTCTTTCTGCACGAGGTCGAAAGAGAAGGGGATGCCTAGTTGCTTATGTGCTTTCACCTCCCCTGCTATATATGCCCTTACAGCCGCTCGTGTAAGAATGTCTTCTAGAGTGGCTTGATATGTTTTAAGAGCAGTATTAATAGCATCTTTCAGTTTTTTATTCATTTTCCAACGCGGTTATAATTTCTTTCGATAAAGTCTCTATAGCGTCTTCTAGTTCCTTATGGGTATTACGCGAGACATCCTCCCCCGTACCCTCCTCCCTTCGAGGTTCTATTACAGTTTCCATCATACCCTCTGTACCTGTCGATATCCCTGTCAATACTCCTCCCTCCTTATTCATTAAGTGTCTCCGTTCGTGTATTCTCTTCAACTCTTCGAGACCTTCATCATCCAACGCTACAGCCCCAAGCCGTTCGCGGATTTCGTTCCCTTTAAGCCAACCATATTCCGCACCTATTTTCGCCTGCTCGAGTTGTAATTCACTCCTGTCAATAGAGGGGGTTGGAATATGTATAGTCGCGGTATATCCTTTATACCCGTTCCAGTCGAGATATTGTTGCGGTAGTCTCGAGAATATTCCCGCTAACCAAAGATGAATACCGCTGATATATTTCAATATCATTTCTTCCCGCGGCTTGTCAGACCCCCCAATCAGCGTCCCCTCCCTATGCGAGAGGGATGAAGTAGGGGAAAGGTAGTCAATCAACACATTATGAAGGAAATTTATCACTTCAAGGTTATTCGATTCATTAGTTATTTTAGGATCGGGGAATTCCACCGCGTCACGAATTAGGAAGGAGACATCTTTACCCCATTTTTTTATTAAATTCTTCGCTTGTTTCACGTCCTCTTTTCCAGGGTTTTTCAATCGAACGAAAAGAATAGGCGCGCCAGTCCTTTGGACTACTTGCATTTCAGCGTGCCAAGTATATTTAAGCATTTCGAGAATAGGAACGAGGGGTAGTATTATCGACGTCCCTGCAAACCCTTCGCTCGCGGGGTCCTTCACTACAAAGGGCTTTTTGATTTTAACAGAGATATTATCGGATGTTGTCTGCCAATATTCGATTTCGTTTTTCTCGTTGACTATTATGCCTGGCAGAAACGAAGAATAGATTTTCGGTGAAGCCGAGTAAGGATATGTAGAGAAGGTTTCGGAGGGGAGGTGCCTCAATTTTGTAAGGATATATTCATTTCCTCGATATTCCCACACATCATTAAAAAGCCCAATCCCATTCCAAAAAATCTCACCATATGCTATTTCCATCTTTGCTTGCAGATCCACTGAATTGAGCATACGAAAAACCCTCTTTTCTAATTTTTCGTCAGACTCACCGTCTTCATTTTCTATTGAGAGGGTGTAGTGATCTGTAAAAATGAGATGGTTTTGTTTCCGTGCAAGCCCAGCAGCGTATACATTATGTTTATATTCCGATACTTTTTGTGCATTGATAGAGGAGATTGTAGAGAACGCCTCTCCATAAGACAACGCAAACTCAATGCCTTCCTCTTTTTTTTCCTTTGGTTTATTCTTTTCTTCGCTCATATTCCCGCTTGAGAGAGACGCTTTATACATTCTACTGCGTCTTTCCGATTGTTGTAATGAAAACGTATCTCTTGTATACCGTAATCCACCTCCCCGCTAGCTCTTACGTGCCGTACATTACCCATTAGTAATAGATCTCTCCCATCTACAACTGCTTTTTCCACTAGGAAAGAAATTTCTTCTAAAATATCTTCCCCTTCCTCATTTCCTGGCATATATAATCATTATATTCAATAGTATATAAATACCTCATAGAGAAGGAATAGAAGAAGAAGAAAAATACCCTGGAAAAATATCCTCCCCCCGCCCATCGCTCGAAATAAGCTCTGCAGGACCGGAATCACGACCTTGATTAAGCTGGTTAAACGCCCCACTCAACGCATCTACAATATCATCGTGAGACCCATTCGGGAATAATTCGAGTTCCGCAAGCATTTCAGAGACCCATACACTGTTGCATATTTTTACATTACCGCGTTCGCACGCAGCGGAAAAAGGCTGTGATCGTGTAATTTTTGACCCCGTGCTGCGAATACCGTGAAATGAGAAACCCTTCAGGACTTCGCGGGCATAATGGTCTATAGTAATCACACCGCTAGCGCCTGGCTCTTGTTCCATATATATCCGCGTTTCAATTCCGTCCATCTGTGCGGTTTGTTTAATTATTCGTTCTGTCTCTGCAGGTGTTTTCCTAAAACGCACAATATCCTTTATAAAGAAAATACCCCCCTGCTCTGAGAGTAGACAGCCTACAGTCCAATCTGGGTCGCCCCCTTCCCCCTTCGGGGTCGCAGCCATATCCCAAAACCTTACTTGCTGCGCTAATGGTGGTGCAGACCCTACAACCTCGAACCATTCGCGTTTAAATAAGTTCCCTGCAATTCCGATATCCCAATTACCATACCTTAATTGTTCTCGTGTCACAGGGTCCAGACGATTAAGAGAGCGATTGTAGGCTTCTTGATCCACGAAAGGATTATCGGTAAGAAAAGCAGGAAGAAAGAAACGATCCATTTTTTTCATTTGCTCGGGGGTTGGTGTAATAAATCTCTTTTTCACCCACTCGTGTCCGACCCCACCAGGATTAGACGCCGCGCGCATTCTAAGCGGGATATCTGTTTTTTTTTTCCGTGTCAAGCGGGAAAATAAATAGGTGTATTGCGTTTCGGTGAATTGAGTAAGCTCGTCAAAACCGATATATCGCAATCCTGCACCTTTATAACGATATTTATCCTTCTCAGAAACTTCATATCCGAATGTAAGCGTAGCTCCGCTGGGGAATACCCAAGTTTTTTTTTTATCCCGCCACACTGCATCAGTCCCTCCAAGCCACTCGTGACTCATAGGAATAAGAGCGCCTGGAAGCGAAAGGTCTGTGTACGTCCGATGTATTAGCAGGGCAGCATAATCAGGGTGATGCACATATTGCAATGCAGCCATTAGTAAGCCTACTGTCTTACCACCACGAGCAGCCCCTCCAAACATCACCTCCTCTTCTTCACGCATTAAAAAAACCGCTTGCTTATGTGATGGCTGCAAAGGGATGTAAGGATTGTCAATTACTGTCGCTTGAAATACAGCGATTTTCTTCTTCAGCGACTTCGTCAATCGCTTTTTCATATTTTTTTATAGTCTCTTCTATAGATATTATTCTCATCTCCCCCTTATGCTCTATCTTCTGCTCGGTGTCTATTTTCTCACTATATCCTCTATGCTTTCCTTTCCTTGCTAAAACCCATTTACTTATGTCCTCATCACCTTCTTGAATCTTTATAAATAGATTACTCTCTGCTTTATCTAATATTTTCTCTCTCTCCTCTTCTATTGCGTGCCTTACTAATTCGTGCTGATCGCGATATCTTAAAACTGTACGATAATGCACGCCGAGCTTGGCTGCAATGGCGCTAATAAGCCCCCCTGTGCCTGGCACCGCTTTGAGAATTTTTCTTACTGATGCCTTCTCTGGTGCGCCTCTTTTCTTATTGCTCATATTGTATGATTTTGTTAATAAGAGTATATATATACATATATGTTGTGTAATAAAGCATTTTAAAGCCCCTTCAAGAAGAAGTTACAAAATTCTTCTTCAGTTCGCTCCATTTTATGCCGTCTTCACGGATAGGATCGTCTCCTGTGAATTTTGCATACCTGTCCAAGATGACATCTATGTAATGCGGGTCAATCTCGCACCCGTAACAAATTCGCCCCGTCTGTTCTGCTGCAATTAATGTCGTTCCTGCCCCTAAAAAGAAGTCGGCTATTATGTCGTTTTCTTGACTGCTAATAAATACAAAAAATGAAACTGTGGAGACCTTTTTTTGTGTTGGGTGAATTCTATTAAGGTTATGTTCCGTAATTGGATACTCATTCAGTGCATAATATTTTTTTAGAAAACCACCCCCTTTATATCTTCTATCTTTTTTTGTTGTTTCAGCAACTTCCATTTTCCATGTATTATGCTCTTTAATCCCTCCATATTGGGAGAAATAACATAATTCATAATTAGAACTAAAATATCCTTTTGGATAAGGTTGTGATAGATTAGTAATTGGGAATACCAATATATTGAATTGTTTGAAGTTTTCATTTAAAATAGATAAACTCTCCCCAGCAACCTTAGAACCAAAAAATATATATATATGTGTTTTTTTATTTATATACCTTTTAAATATAGGTTGGAATTCTTTGAATGTTGATAAATTATTGTCGTTTTTAACTTTTCCTTTTGTATTATGTATATTAATCCCGTAAGGAGGATCCGTAAACACCATATCAGCCTTCTTACCATTCATCAGCCGTGCAACATCCTCTTCCTTTGTTGCATCACCGCAGAGAACCCGATGCCTGCCGCACAGCCACAAATCTCCAGGTTTTGATAAAGGTTCCGCAGGAGAATCAGGTACTACATCCTCTACTATTTCTGATTGCTCAAAATCTTCAAGCATAATATCCAATTCAGGGATTTTGATATCTTTAATGAAGTCTAAATCAATATCGAAATCCTCAAAGAAAGAGGTATTTGGATTGTATTCGCCGTACCTGCTGTTAATCTCCAGTAATATTTTCGCAGCCTCCTGCCTGCCCTTTGCCTTCACTTCCGCATACGGCACCTCAGGAATGGTATAGCCTTCCGCCTCAAGAGACTCCAGCGCCTTCTTCGTTTGGTGCCCGTCGAGGAGGAAATAATGCCCGCGGTCGATCCATACGAATTTTGGTATCTTAAAACCGAACTGCCGAATACTTCTCTTTAGTTTCTCTAAATTCTCCTCTGGTAGCGTCTTCAAGTCGCCCTGCAGGTCCTCCAGTTTCTCGTAGCTGACAGTCGGCAGGGAATTCGGGTTCTCTACTTTTATGGTCTTCATTTTATATTATGTTTTTCCTTTGATGTTTTTTCATATATATATATATTTTCAATCTGCCCGCTTCTCTAAAAGGTTTTCCAGTTAGCTCCTTCTAAACCGCAATAACATTAATATGCTCCTTTTCTAATAAAGTTGCAAGCACACCATAACCTTTCCCACACGCAGGACTGTTCTTAAGTAGATATGCTTTTTTCACATTGAAAAGGCGGCATAAGCGATATACTTCATTTGCACCTTTCATATATTCGTTTGTAACATCTAAGCCCTCCTGGTTGATTACGTGATTATTTATAACTTTGCACGCTGGACGAGGTGTAGGCAATCCCCCCATCTGCTCGGGGCAGAGAGGCAAGATGCTATACTTCTCTTTCAATCTTGCAATCAGACCGGGGCGTCCAATATGATGCCCCATAATTGTAGTTTTTCCGTGATAACGGCAGGGCACACCACATATGCACAAAGAAACCAATACATATTCAGGTTCCCTCATAGGACGCCGTTCCCCCTGTTTTTCCTCTTTTCTTACCATTTCGTTTTTTTCCCCCTCGCTTCCCCCCCTCCCGCTGCGCATCCCACCAATGAGGGGAGGAAGAGAATATTTCTTCCACGGTACTATATTGGCGCCCTATGTGTAAATTTTTTTCTATTTTTTCCGATTATAAATGCCTGTTTAGTTTTTTCCCCTTTTTCTATCTCTGTTTTTTTGTCCTGCTGCTATCATAACATCTATACTACGTCCGTTATAAGACTGGAGGGGAGTCCCTATTTTCTCTTCCCACCTCCTGATAACATTTACAAAACCTGGGTAATTTTCTGAAAGTGCTAATGCCTGGTCGCCACATTGGTTAGGACACATCCAACAAGCGGTTCTTACAAAACCCATAGAATACCCCTCCCAAATAGGCATACCGCTTTTGTTTAAAATAGATTCTATAACATCGTGAGAAATGTCAAAGGCAGGGTGAAAAAAGTCATATTTTTTAAAAGGAGTAGGCGATGACGTTTTCGTTTTATTTGAAAGACGTGTTACTTGCTCGCCGTGACTACCATCAAGAATTATCGTGTCTTCAACATCAAATGTTTTGAAAAATTTGTTGATAGGGGAATAAATAAGATTGTTCATACACCAGGGGTTAAGAGGAGTGGGGAATCCGTATTTTTCTATTTCTAACCACATATCTTTATTAGGTTTCAGTAGTTTATACTCTACATCTAAGAACTTTGCACATTCACTTGTGTGCGAGCTCATCGCGGGGAATTCCACACCTGTGTCCGAAAAACATAAAACAATCTGTTTTTCTGGAAAATTCTTTTTAGCCCAATATGCAGCAAAAGAAGAATCCCTGCCCCCAGAGAAAGATATTAAGATGGTCTTTTTATTTTTGAACAACCCAGGATGTGAAACTCTCATAGCTTCTTCCTCGTCTTTTTTTAATGTTATGTCTCGAGAAATAGCCCTTTTTCCTGGTTTGGTATAGTTATCATAAAAACCCATTTTTAAGTCAAATTCAGGTATTTTGATATCTTTAATGAAGTCTAAATCAATATCAAAATCCTCAAAGAAAGAGGTTTCCGGGTTTATGACCCCATATCGGCTATTAATCTCAAGTAATATTTTCGCAGCTTCCCGCCTATTCTTCGCCTCTATTTCTACATAAGGTATCTTTGGGATGGTATATCCTTCTTTCTCCAGAGCCTCCAGCGCCTTCTTCGTCTGATGCCCGTCAATAATATAATAATGCCCGCGGTCGATCCATACGAATTTTGGTATCTTAAAACCGAATTCCAGGATGCTTTTCTTTAGTTTCTCTAAATTCTCCTCTGGTAGCGTCTTCAGGTCCCCTTGTAATGGCTCAATAACGCGGTAATCGATTGTCGGTAGGTTGTTTTTATTATCAATTTTTATGGTCTTCATAACCCTTATAAAGAACTTGTAATATATAAAAATAAAAAAGAAGGGAGAGAGCGGAATACCCTCTCCTTATCCTCTTTTTTTTCTCGTGCCTTTCTTATGTTGCCGTTTCCGTTTACGGGGTTTTTCTTGTGCTTCTTCATAGCGTCCTCCAGTCCTTCTCTTCTCTCTTTTCTCGCACCACACCAACCATCTGATCCTTCCGCCCAGTCCCTTCGCACCGCCCGACTACAGACCTCGTAAGTTTTTTCGCCTCCTCTAAAGTACCCGCGTAGAATCTGCACCCCGTCCGAATACCTACACCTATACAAATATACCTGCACCTGTACTTGTAGTATCTGTTCTTGTCGGATATTTTGAGGATTAGGAAGTTGTTATATACCCTTCTAAACCTCATTCGTCATACCCCCATTCATAACATAACGTTTGCAAAAATATACGCCCGTCGTCCAGCTCGCTCATACTCGCACCTCTATATACCCCTTTCTCGTCCACTTCAAGCACGTTAGGACCAGCCTCTTCGTCAGGTAAGATTTCTGGCAACGAGAAAATGCTCACGCAGGCATCATCAGAATACAACCCGCACGACTTGAGAGAGAATAGTCGCTGTAGCCGTTGTTGTAGCCGTTCTACAGAGCCGATAAGCCCCTCCTTTTCGTCCTGCCCTGCTGCGATTAGTAGCGAAAGAGAATTGAATGCGTCCTCAAAGGAGAGAGAGGAGGGGATTCTCTGTAGTCCCCACCGGTGTAAAGCCCTTCGCTGCCCTTGTGTTGCAAGCCTCTTGGAGTACAAGCTGCTTTTCTTCTCTCGCTCTACTCTCTCTTCCTCAATCTCCTGCATTGTAGCGAAATCTAACTGCATAGATTTCATCTTCTCTCCCTCCTAAAAGGGTAAGGGGGAAGGATAAAAATATTCTTCCCCTGGGGGTCTTTTTTGAAATGCTTTTGCACCTCCTTGCGCGCCTCTTTACTCATCTGCAAATAACCCCTGCAGAAGACAGCCTCCGCCAGTTCGAGTTTACTCGCTCGGATGATGAGCTTCTCGTTAATAACTTGTATTCTCATTCTTCTCTGCCCCCCCTCTTGTTATAGTTTGAGCCAGGCGCAATGCCTCTCCAATCTCAAGCCCCTGCTCCTCTTCAACCTCGTTTATCGGTGGCACTTGGATTTTCTGCACGCATATCAAAACGAGGTCGCCCTCTTCCACTCCTGCCTTCTCTCTCAATTTCCGAGAGAGTTGAATTCTCCCTCGCCAGCCCACTCGAGCCGTGTCGCATTTGTTCCCCTTCATTTTTACTTCTCCTCCATCTCCTCACAATTGAGGTCCTCAACGGAAAAATATATATTTATATATTTCCCGCCCCCGCACGTCGCACAAAACATCTCTCTTACTCGGTACTCTCTTTTTTCTAACATATCCCTAATTTCTTCTAACATTTGTTTTCTATTCCTTTATACCTCTATAGGAATAGGTCTTTAAGTTATTTTCTATTTTTTCGTGAGCTCCAAAAACGAGAAGCAAAAAGATAACAATATCTGGAGAAACGGAGACCCCTCTGCAGCCCTTTTCTGTAGGACATACGAAATGTTATCGCCCCGCGGGCGATTAATAATAATTCATAACACAACAAAAAACAAGAATATATATATGCTTAACATCTATATAGATATTTCTTTATTAGAAATGCGATTCTTCTAAATGAATAGGGTCCGGTAATGCTGCTGGAGAATTGATATACCGTAATCCTAATGCGATATCCCTTTCCGTATATCCCTCGTTCTTCAACAATGCGATATATTCCTCCCGCGTCGAACAACCGCTCTCATAATACAACACCATTAAC